CGCTGGTACGCGTATGCGTGTTGGGTGCGATATTACTCACCCGCAGTCTTACCCGCCCTGGTTTTTCTCTTCTGCGCGTATGCTTACGCCCCCGCATGGCGCGCAGTCCTGAATCCGGGGTGGTTGAAAGACCGCGTGCGGTCGCTCACACTCGCATTGCTGGCGTTGTACCCACGAATTTGACCCACCACGGTAGACTGGATACTCGTCGATTCCTTCGCCCTGCGGAGGGTGCGTGGAAATTGCCGTCTATCGTGGGTGACACGGTGTGTCTTGGTGCTGGTGACCCGAGAATGCTTGGGCACCAGTGTCAGATTGTCCACTGTGTCAGCGCCCCAACGTGCCAAACTCCTGAGGCAAATGGAGCTACCCTTATGGGTTGGACTGCTTCGATTGGCTACGTGTTGTCGCGCTGCATTTGCAATGCGCACAACGCGTTATGCCATCGACATGGTGCCACACGCCAGGCCTGTCGACTTGACGTGTGTGAAGTCCTTGACGACTTTTACGACGTGTTACGCGGCGATGACGCCGCGTTCGCGTTGCATCCTATGCTGCTCTTTCCGAATTGGCTTGCCAAATGGCCTTTGGGCAAACGCAAGTCGATAGAGGCATCACGTCGCGTAGATCTCATTGAACCTGAGCGTGTCAAGTGTATGATAAAGCGTGAAGTGACGGCTATGCCGAAGAAAGCCCGCCTCATCCAGTTCTATAAGAACCTTGCCACTCAGTCTGAGCATGCACCCGCGTTCTATGCTATGCAGAAAGTAATATGCGCGCGCCTACGGAGGTGCCGGATGCCGAACGGCTCCGACATCACATTCGCGAGCGGTATGAAAGCTAGCGAGATCGGGGCGTGGATGCGCGACGTGCTTATTGACGGTGCAGTTCGGTTCTATGAGCGCGACGGCAAGAACTGGGATGCTTCGATGCAAGAGCAGCACGCCTCCTTTCGCACTAGTGTCTATTCCTGGTACGATCGTGAGGCGGCCGATTTCGCAGCGCGTTGCAATTGTGTCAAAGGTCTTGGTGTTTACCCCCATGGTTTCCTTCGATACAATATGCAGTACACTGTGAAGTCTGGGCACAACGACACTACACTTGGGAATAGCTTGGTGAATAGTGCCATCGCCTATGCCGCTTTTAAACGGCTGGGCGTTCGTGTGTCTATTCTTGTTAATGGCGACGATTTGCTCGTCGCCGCATACAAAGATTATGACCACGATGCGGTTGTTGATCTTGAGGCCAAGTTTGGTATTACGCCCGAAGCGAGATCCTTCACCGACCCAGGGCATGTCTCATTTGTATCAGGCATGTTTCTTGTTGATGGTGTAAGTGTTGGCTTCGTCCCGTTGCCAGGTCGTTTGTTTTCTCGATTGTGGTGGACCGTGAATCCTCCCGGCCGCCGTAAGCGGGAAACATACCT